ACAGATGGCAAAAGGTAAGAAGGATGTTACACATCTTATGAGAGCGGCTGAAAAGTTGATGGAATTGCACGGAATGAACGAAAAGCAGAAGACTGTTACTACTCAATCATTAGAAGCTGTTGAAACAAAGCGTTTAATTGATGATATAGCCGAAGAGGAGCGTAAGTTGATTGCTAAACAGACGGAGGTTAAGGTTGAGCCACAAAAATTATCGCAGAGAGAAACAGAGGAAGAAGAAGAAATCGACTCAAAAGAAGAGGGTTGAGAAGAAGATTCTTTATAAAAAAAAGATAAGAGATGGATTATGAGAAGCATTACGAATTACAGCAGACGCTTAAAAAGTTTTATAAGTCTATGGGGCTCTTTGGGAAAATCTGCTTTCCCACTGCTCTTAAAGCTGAAATTCCACCTTTTCATACAGAAGTCTACCGTAATCTCCAAAATCAGAAGGTACCCAGAGTTCTTATTGCCGCTCCTCGTGGCACTGCTAAGTCTACTGTATCTTCGCTAATATTACCACTCTGGCGTGCCGCATTCAAACCTGACGACGAAGACCTGTTTATTGTTATCATTTCCGAGTCGCAAACGCAGAGCATTAATTTCTTATCCCGGATTAAATACCATCTCGAAAATTCGAATAATTTCAGAAGACTCTTCGGAGATATGGGCCCTGACACAGCTAAAAGATGGACTGGGAATGACATCATACTCGGAAACGGTACACGAATAATTGCTGTTGGGACAGGTCAAAGGGTGCGTGGCTTTATTGAGGGTGATACTCGTCCTAATCTTATTATTGTTGATGACTTCGAATCTGAGTTAAACGCTAATACCCCTGAAGCAAGGGCTAAAAACCGTAAGTGGATGACTGAAGCTGTTATTCCTTCATTATCAGATGATGGAAGAATAGTAATGATAGGAACAGTTATATCTGAGGATTGCTTCTTATATTGGGCAAAAGAGTCTCCAGCTTGGAAAGTGCTTTGGTATTCTATTATAAATGATGAGGGTAATTCAATATGGCCCGAAAGGTTCCCTTCATCCAGAATTGACGCTATTAAGGCTGAATTTGAAGGAGTTGGGAATCTTAATGGATTCTTTCAGGAATATATGAATGAGGCCCAAGCTCCTGATAATGCTCCATTTAAACCTGAATATATTAAATTACACCATTATTCTTTTGAAAGGATAAACGGACAAGCCTGTCTAGTGAGAACAATCGCTGGTGATAAGGAAATAGTGCCCGTAGAGCTTTATAGTGGTATAGACCCAGCATCTTCTCTTTCTGCACGTTCTGACTTTTTTGTTATTGCGACTATTGCTGTAGATTCAGAAGGAAACAAGTATATAGTTGATATATTTCGTGAAAAGATTAATCCAGCATTACAGCCAGATAAAATTATAGATGTTTTTAAGAGATACAGGCCTAAGCGTATGAAGGTAGAAACTACTGGTTATCAGGAGGCATTGAGACAGGCTACTCGTAAAATGATGCTGGAGCAGGGTCTTTACATTGCTGGGCTAGAAAAAGGTGTAAAACCTAGGAATAAGAAGAGTGAGAGACTCATATCCTTAGTTCCTATGTTAGCGAAGGGGCAATTTTACTTTAGACCAAGGGATTTACCAGCACAACAAGAGTTTCTTTCTTATCCTAAGGGGAAGCACGATGATATATTAGATGCTATATACTATGCACTCGATGGTCATTTTCCCTGTAGAGTAAAGCGAGATGCTTTTGACCCAGATAAAGTTGTCCAAAAAAGGAATAAAGTTCTTGATTGGCTAACTATGTAGGCTATAACTTTGAGCGTAAAATTATAATCTTTTTGAGGAATGATAGAAGTATACAAAGAGCCACAAAGTGAGACGGAATATAAGACGTTGGTGGATGACACCGTTGCTATGTTTCGAATGTATTCCAGTAAACGAGATGGGTGGGCTACTCACGCTCAGGAAGACAGAGAATTTAGGCTAGGCAGACAATGGACTGCTGAACAACGAGCAACTTTAGAAGAGCGAGGCCAAGCTCCAGTTGTAGTCAATCGAATCCATCCCGCAGTTGAGTCTGCTAAGGCTTTACTAACCTCAAAAAGACCTTCCTTCCGAGTCTCTCCTCGAGAAGATAGTGATAACAAAGTCGCACAGGTACTCAATGGTTTGTTAGAATACATCTGGCAAATTAGCGAGGGGGATACAGCACTGCGAAATGTTGTAGACGATTACTATGTCACTGGGCTTGGTGCTCTTCTTGTTTATCAAGACCCAATGAAAGATAATGGTAAGGGTGAGGTAATATTAAAAGATATTGACCCACTGGATTTATACATTGACCCTAATTCTCGTGATAGGATGGGTGACGATGCTGAAAGTATTATAATTTCCAGAATGTACACTAGGAATCAGGCTATGAAACTGTATCCTATGTATTCAGATGCTATAGAAGTTGCAGAGTCAGACCTTTACACGGATAGGCCTGTTACTGGTAGGGAGGACGATGGAGATGTAGTTTTCCCAGAAGACACTGAGACTCAAACTCAAGCAGTCGGCTGGGGTGAAAACGATGAATATATTCGTGGTTATGAGCGATATATGAAGGTTCAACTTAATTTTTATAGAGTATTTGAAAAATGGAGTGGTGCTGAACATATGCTCCAAGAGGGTCAAGAATATGAAGAGTACAAGAAGGAAAGGCTCTGGAAAATCAACGGGCAAATTGTTGAGGATGCGGCCATTGTTGCTCAAGAACAAGAGAAATACGAGAGGGAATACGAGCAACAACTACAACAAATTCAAGAAGAAGGTGAGTACGCTCTTGCGAGGATGGGTCAGGAGCACGCAGTCCAGTTTATCGAAGCTCAAAACAAAATGCAAGAAGAAGTCCAGATGGGCAATATGGTACCAGAAAGGATGCAACTGCAACTGTCTGACCTCCAGAAGCACCAACAAGACGAAGCTGAAGCGGCTCAAAAACAATTTGAAAATCAGATGGCACAACTTCAACCACCGTCGATTGAAGAAATAATTAAAGACGATTTACTCAGAGAAAAACAGATAGATATTGTTAAAATCAATCAGACTAGAGTAAAAATGTGTGTTATAATGGGTGATAAGTACTTATATGGAAGGGTATTGCCCACGGAAAACTATCCTATTGTTTTATTTATGAACCAACATACACGAACACCTTATCCTATAGGTGATGTTAGAATGGTTAAGGGTATGCAGGAATACATTAACAAGACACGAAGTCTTATTATTGCTCACGCTACTACAAGTACTAATGTTAAGATACTCGTACCTTCTGGTAGTGTTGATATGAGAGAATTTGAAAAGAAATGGGCACAACCGGGAGTTGCAATAGAGGTAGATATGGACAATGGTGCTCCTCAGCCAGTACAACCAACTCCGTTGCCTAACGAATTATACCAAAATGAGAATACAGCGAAAAATGATATTGACCATCAGTTAGGATTATATGAACTAATGATGGGGAATTCAGATGTAGCTCCACATACTTACAAGGCAACAGTGTCACTTGATGAATTTGGACAAAGAAAAATACGTTCAAAATTGATGGATATTGAGGCTGGATTGAAGAGAGCTGGAGAAGTTGCAATTCCAATGTGTCAACAGTTGTATAAATCAGAAAAGTTGTTTAGATTAATTAACCCTAATAACTCGATGTCTGAGTTTATGATGAATAAACGGATGGTTGATGATAAGTCGGGTGAAATCAAAATCTTAAACGATATTGGTGTTGGGGCCTATGACGTTATTGTCGTAACAGGTAGTACTCTACCGACTAATAGGTATGCACAATTAGAATTATATATGGATGCTTACAAGAACGGGATAATTGATAGACAGGAAGTTCTGAAGAAAACAGAAGTTTTTGATATTGAGGGAGTGATGCAAAGAACTGATGTTATTGGCAAACTTGAACAGCAACTTGAGGAAGCTCAGAATGAAATAAAAGAATTAAGCGGTGACCTTCAGACCAGAGAACGTGAAGTATATCACGCTAAACAGAAGGCAGAATTAGAAAAATTTAAAGGCGATTTAGACGCCCAGTCAAATAAGGCGAAAGCCGCTGGAACCGTCTTCGAGAAACGCCTTCAAGACGCAACTGGACAAATTGCCAAAGAGGTCAGAGAGGCCTCCAAGGACAAGAAACAGGATACCTCTTCGTCCAGTAAGAAGAAGAAGAGTTCCTAAAGCAAGGAATGAATGATGGCTGAACAAACTACACTAGATACTCCGTTAGGATTACCTCAAGATGCTCCTGCTCCTGTTCAAGAACAGGTTGTTGAAGCAAATGAAGGTATCTCGGACTCTACCGTAGAAGATGCAATCTTCGGTGGAACAAATCAGGACTCAATATGGGCACCCCAAGAGACAAGACCTCTAGCGGCCCCAGACCCAGAGACAACCCAACAGGAACAACCACAACCAGTAGTTCAACCTGAGGCTCCAGTAGATAATGAACAAGTTCGTTATCAATATTGGCAGTCAGAGGCTGATAAAATGAAGTCTAATCTTGAAGAAATGCGGATGCAGAACGATAAATTGAAAGACCAACTTATTGCTTCTAACCAAACCCAACAAGTTCAACAAGAACAGGCTCCAGCTGAGGCAGTGGAAGAATTTCCAGACGCTCCTGAAAAACCCAAAAAACCTTCCAATTTTAGTAGAGCTGATGCTATGGAAGACCCCCAATCTGAATCTGCTATCTATTTAGATAAAAGTGAAGAATGGAGAGACGATATGGACGAATATAATCGTCTGTATGTTGAATATCAAGGCGCTATGTTACAGGCTGAACGTGAGACTATTGTAACCGAACAACGTGAAAAGGAAGAACATAATAAGGTTCAACGAGAGCGTTGGGAGGCTATGGAGAATGTTAAAAGACATATTTCTGAAACTCACAATGTAGACGACAATGTAGTTGCTGACTTTATTGAAAAGATGTCCAACCCAGAATCAGTTACACTTGATAATCTTTGGAAGTTATACCAGATGGAACAAGGATTAAATGTGAATCCTAAAGTTGCGCCTACTCAGGCACCTCCTCAACCGAGCCCTGAGTTCCAGCAAACTAAGAATGCACAGAGTATTCCTTCTCCAATGGGTGTCTTGCCTTCTTCGAATGAGGCGACTAGTCAGTCGACTGAAGATGGCATTATGAATGATTTGATTAACGACTACAATTCTAAAAATCCTTGGACATAGCTTAGGCTTATCCGGGTGGGATTGCAGTCATAAATAAAGAGGTTTAACAATGGCTGTTGACTTACATAGTACCGCTCCGGGGGTTGCACCCCAAGGGCTTAGTATTAACGACAACCGAAGGTTATTTAACTTCGGAGAGCGAGTGGCAGAACTCGCACCAGCACAATCTCCCTTCTTTGTTTATTTGTCTAAAGTTGCGAAAAAGCCAACTGATGACCCCGTATTCAAGTTCCTTGAACAACGTCATCAATGGCAGAGACGTAATTTCACAGTTCACGATACTATCACTCAAGCTACCTATGCATTAGATACAGGTACTAAAGCGGCGGCCGTTGAATGTGGTTATGACAAATATGGCAAAGTTGCGGCTAATTCTCAACCCCAGTTTTTCATCCCCGGGCAAATAGTTGCTATTGCTGATGATGATGGAACTCCAAGACGATTTAAGGTCACTGTAGTTGACCTTGATTCAGCAGGTGAAGCTAATCTTACATTAGTTCCACAATTTGCACAAGCAGATGTAACATTTACCGCTGGCAATAAAGGTCAAGTAATTGGCTCGGCTTGGGCAGAGGGTGATATCGACCCAAAAGGTTGGAGAGATGAGATGTATGACAGAGAAGGATACTGTCAGATTTTCAAAACTGCTATTCCTATGTTCTCAGGAACATCTTTAGCTACAAGGTATCGTGGCAAAGCTGATGAGTACAAACGGGTTTGGCAGGAGAAACTAATGGAACACAAGATGGACTTAGAGCAAGCTATGCTTTTTGGCGAGGGTAGAGCCCACGCCGTAACAGATTCTGTTGAAGGTTCTGGTGCTCCTACTCGTTACTCTTGGGGTATTATACCCTATACTGAGGCGAATGGTAAGATATACAATATGTCTTACGCTTCTTCAGGGTATGATGCGTTCCTTGATGCAATGGACGATTTCTTTGCTCCCGAATCTGGTTACAGTGGTAACAAGCTGGTACTTGCTTCTCGTAAGGTAATTTCTTACTTGA